CTAGCATATAATCGTGTTATATAATGTTTATAGTAACAGAGGACGATCAATACGGTCACTATAGAACAGGAGGAAACGACATGGCAGTTAGAACAACAGAAATTATTGGAGTAACAAGGGAAGCTTATATGTATCTACGTAGAATACAGAGAGCACAGAGAGGATGCGAGCCTTTAACAGAACAGCAGGAAGACAGATTGTGGCGCAGATGTTATAAGAAGGGAGAACTTAAGGTACTTGATGATAATTCATTAGGTGGCGGAGATGGAACATATAATGGTAGGTGGACATCTTGGAATGTAGAAACACTTAGACAGATGTTACAAGAAGGTGGATATACCTGGACGGAACTTGGTACACAAGAATATATCACTGTATGTATATGAGGTAAAGACTATGATAAATATCAACATCGCAAAAGCAAACAGATGCAACGGAGACTTTTCATTATTTATAACATTCGACTTCGACATGAAGATAGTCAATGTGATAAGACAGTTACCGAGTAAGTATTGGGATGCAGACAATAAGATATGGGAAGTTCCTTTTAACAAGCTTGGTGAACTTGTTACGAACTTACAGGACTACGACATAGATATTTCCGGACAGTATGTTTCATTAGAAAAGCCTAAGGCAGAGATGCCTGAAGGCTTCAAGTTTAAGACTACACCATACGAACATCAAATAGTAGGTTTCAATTATGGCTTACAGTATGACAGATGGTTGTTAGCTGATGAGATGGGACTTGGTAAGACAAAGCAGGTTATCGATATAGCAGTTGCCAAGAAGTTACAAAAGGGATATAAGCATTGCTTGATAGTATGTGGAGTGAATGGTTTGAAGTGGAATTGGTATAACGAGGTTAAGACACATTCGAACGAAACTCCTTACATATTAGGACAGCGCGAAAAGAAGAATGGCATTGTTATAGGTAGTAACGCAGACAAGTTCGCTGATTTGACCATGCTACCATCCAATTTAAGCTACTTCATTATCACGAATGTGGAAAGTATAAGGGACGAGCAGATTTGTAGCAAATTAGACGAATTATGTAAGTCAGGTGAGATTGGAATGATAGCATTTGATGAATGTCATAAAGCAAAGAACCCGACAAGTCAGCAGGGTAAAGGTATTCTTAAGTTACATGCAGAGACAATGATAGCAATGACAGGTACTCCATTAATGAACAATCCGGTTGACTTATATGTGATACTGAAGTGGCTTGGATATGAGAAACATTCATTCTACGCATTCAAAAATCACTATTGTGTATATGGTGGATTTGGTGGTTATGAAATAATGGGGTATAAGAACTTAGACGAACTTCAAGAACAGCTTAACGACATTATGCTAAGAAGAAAGAAGGAAGAAGTATTAGATTTACCTGAGAAAGTATATATAGATGAGTTTGTTGAAATGTCTAGTAAACAGCGCAAGATATATAATGAGGTAACTGCTGATATTAAAGAAAACATAGACCAAATCAAAACAGCTCCTAATCCTTTAGCAGAACTTATTCGTATGCGACAGGCTACAGGTTATACAGGCATACTTTCAAGCACAATATTGGAAAGTGCTAAGATAGATAGAATGATGGAGCTTGTAGAGGAAGCAAAGGATAACAATAAGAAAGTGGTAGTATTCTCAAATTGGACACAGATAACTGACGCGGTTATTAACAGACTTGAAAATGCTAATTATGCAGTTGCACAGATAACAGGTGAAACTCCTGATAATCAGAGACAAGCTATTGTAGAGAATTTTCAGAATGGCAGATACGATGTTGTAATTGGTACGATAGGTGCTATGGGAACAGGTATTACATTGACAGCAGGTACGGTTGAAATATTCATGGACGAACCTTGGAATAGAGCTAACAAAGAACAGGCAGAAGATAGATGTCACAGAATTGGGCAGAAAGATGACCTTACAATATACACGCTTATGTGCAAGGGTACGATAGACGAGAGAATACATGAACTTGTTATGCAGAAAGGGGCTATGGCAGACGCACTTGTAGATGGTGAAATAAAAATGGAGAGAGGTCAGTTATTGGACTTCTTATTGACTTAGGTGATTATGTTATATAATATTATTATATATGAAACTATAGAACGGAGAGGAAGTGATAATTTAATATGTGGAGGTAATTATGGAAGAAAGAAAATTCAAAGCAATTGAAGTTGCGGTAATGGTAGGAATAAGTGAACAGACACTTAATATGTGGTATCAGTTTAAGAGAGAAAACCCAGATAATGAGTATGCTAAACTTATTCCTGAGTATGAACAATCTGGAGAACGTCAGAATAGATATTGGACTCAGTCAGATATATGGAGACTTATTCAGTTCAAACAGATAGTTCCTAGAGGAAGAAATGGAATAATGGGTAAGGTTACCCAAAGGTATGTTAAGGAGGAAAAGTCAAATGGCAAGAAAAATATGGGAAACAGAAGAAGTAACAAACGAAGAAAAGTTAGTAAGTCTAAAACAACTCATACCACTGTACGGTCTAAATAAAGCAGCATTAGACGAGTATAAGAAAACATGCGACGCTGAAAATACTCAGATAAAAGCGTTGATGGAAGAATGTAATATTGATTCGTTGACGGTAGATGGTTATAAGTGTACCTATTCAGTTCAGAAAAGAACTTCTATGGACGAAGATAAACTTCTTGAGTTTTTAAAGAAAGCATGGACGAGTAAGAATGGTTCTATGGAATGTCCATATATTAAGCGCAAAGAGTACGTAGATATGGAAGTATTAGAAAATGCTATATACAAAGGCGAAATTTCTAATGAGTTGTTAGCAGAAATGAAGAAGTGTGAAAATGTTAAAAAGGTAGAAACACTTCGCATCACGAAAGCGAAGAAAAAGGAGGAAAAGGAATGACGATAGATCCTTTTATAGCAGGTATATTAAGCACATTATTTGCAGAAATGGCTGCATTGATTATTTATTCGATATTTAGGAGGAAGTAAATGGCAGAAGAGGGATACAAGTCAAAAGCAAAAACCACGATGATAAGATTTACATCAAGAGCAAGTGTAAAGGTAGGTGAGTCTTTCTATACTGTAGAATGTTGCGAAGAACGTACACTACCGGCAGACTTTAAAACCATCGATTATGATGAAGAAAGAAAACTTCTTTGGGATACAGTTAATTCTGAATGTGATAATCAGATAGAAGATATTTTAAAAACTTTTAAAAAGAAGTAGACTTTTAAAAATGGTTATTATACATTAATAGAGTAATAAACAGTGTCCAATTTATTACAAACAGGTAGCTTGAGTTGTGCAGGACTCTAGCAATAGAAAACCTTATAACGCAAGCTACGAAAGGCTTATATATTAGGAACTGCACTTCCTTTTATATAAGCCTTAAATTTTCGGAGGACGATATGAATATTATAAATGAATTGTTAAATACTGAAGGTTATATAATTGTGAATAAGACGCTTATAAAAGCATTTGGTTTAAATGAAGCAATTCTTATAGGAGAGTTATGTGCTGAATATTCATATTGGGAAAAACAAGGCAGATTAGAAGATGATATGTTCTTTAGTTCGCATAAGAATATTGAAGAGAATACAGGATTAAATGAATATATGCAAAGAAAGATATTAACAAAGTTAGCCGAACAAGGAATTATTGAAATAAAAAGAAAAGGTGTTCCTGCTACTAACTATTATAAGATTATATATGAACAGATCTTTAAAATTTTAGGATCCAGATCTTTAAATTTTAAGGATCTAGATCTTGAAAATTTAAAGCCAAACAATACTATTATATCTAAAGATATAATAGATAATAAGAAAGAAAAGAATAAGAAAGAGAATATAAGTCAAAAACCCAATTCTTTTTTAGGCAGTGCTGAACAAATCAAAAATGATATTAATAAAGAAAATATAGATAAATTCATTGAATTATATAATAAGCATTGTCCTAGTTTACCAAAGGTAAGAGGAATTACAGATGATAGAAGAAAAAAGATAATTGCATTATTTAAGGATTATGGAACGCAAGATATAATTACAGTATTTGACAATGCAGAAGAATCAGACTTTTTAAAAGGTGATAATGATAGAGGTTGGAAAGCAAATATAGACTTCATTATAAGACCTGATAAGTTTGTTGCTATATTAGAAGGAAAGTACGGTGGAAAGAAAAAGAAAAGATTTGAAAATGAAGGTAAGTGTGTAGTTGCTACGCCCGAAGAAGAAAGAAGACAAGAAGAATGGAGAAAGGAGATGAACAAGCTTGGAAAGCAGACAGTATTCTAATTGCTGGTATAAAGATATATGCGAAAATGATTGTAGCAGATGTACAAAGTATATCACAATAAAAAGTCTTATGGAATTATCAGGTGTTCCTGAAAAGCTACATCATCCTATTTCTTTAAATTGTCCTGATGAAGATTATGAATCTTTTGTAAGGTTACAAGAAATAAAAGAAGATATATATGATTTCGTGTATAGTGGAAAGCAACTTTATATATGCAGTGAACATACAGGCAATGGTAAGACAAGCTGGTCATTAAAAATCATGTATAAGTTCTTTTCAGAGATATGGGATACCTGGGGTCCAATAAATCCCACTGCATTGTTTATATATGTACCAGAGTTTATAATGAAACTTAAAGACTTTAATAATCCAATATCTCAGAAATATCTTGAGCAGGTAAAGACCGTGCCTTTGGTGATATGGGACGATATAGGAACAAGTGAGTTAAGCAACTTTGATTATAGTCAGATAGTTGTTTATATAAATCTAAGACAGCAAGCTGAATTATCTAACATATATACTAGCAACCTTATCAATTTAGAACAGTTATCAGATAAGGTAGGAGATAAATTAGCAAGTCGTATAATTAAGAGTAGTGAAGTAATCGAATTAAAAGGGACAGATAAGAGATGATTAGTCTTCAAATATTAAGCAAATGTATCGCAAGTGGAAATATAGATATAATTGAGAACAATCAATTAACAGAAGAATATTTTGTAGGATATGAAGAAGAAAGAAACTTTATTGTCGAACATTATAAGGAATATGGTAATACTCCTGATAAAGCAACATTCCTTTCAAAGTTTCCTGATGTTGAACTTGTAGAAGTTAATGAGAGTGATAGGTTTTTAGTTGAGACAATACAGGAAGAATATTTATATTATAAGTCAGTTCCAATAGTACAAAGAGTTGCTGAGTTATTAAAGTCAGATGCTAATGCAGCTGCTGAATACATGATACAAGCAACTAAGCAACTACAACCTAATTATAGCTTAGGTGGAATTGATATAATTGCAGATGCTAAACAAAGATATGAAGAATACTTAGATAGAAAAGAACATCAGAACGATTGGTTCTTTACAACCGGGTTTCCGGAACTTGATGATGCTATACATGGTATAAGAAGAACAGAAGAATTGTTTGTGATATTTGCAAGAACAAATCAGAGTAAGTCTTGGGTGCTTGAAAAGATTACTTCACATATATGGGAATTAGGTTTTAATGTTGGGTATGTCAGTCCTGAAATGGGTGCAAGCAGTATTGGATATAGATTTGATACTTTATATAGCAATTTTGATAATAAAGGTTTAATGTGGAGCGGAAGTGGAGTAGAAGATGAGAAGTATGAAAGTTATATAGAAGAATTAAGTAAGAAGGATAATAAGTTTATAGTAGCAACACCAAACGACTTTGATAAGAAGATAACGATAACAAAGCTAAAGAATTGGATAAAAAAATATAAACTAGATGCAATAGCAATAGATGGTATAACTTATTTAAGCGATGAACGTGGACAGAGTAGAGATAATAAGACAACATCGTTGACTAACATAAGCGAAGATTTAATGTCATTATCAATAGAAATGAAAGTACCTGTATTGGTAGTGGTACAAGCAAATAGAGGAGGAGTTATAGATAAAGATGCAGAAGACTTACCTGAACTTGAAAGCATTAGAGATAGTGATGGCATAGCTCATAATGCAAGCATAGTATTATCATTAAGACAGAAAGATAATATACTTATGATGCAGAGTAAGAAACAAAGAATAGGATCAGTAGGTAAGAAAATAGCTTATATGTTTAATCCTAATATAGGCGAGTTTATATATACAAAGTCAGATGAAGAAATGCCTATACGGGAAAAACCAACTCAGGAAAGACGAACAAAGAAAAAGGAAATTGAAAAGAAAGAGGATGTATTTTGATGTTTGGTTTAGGTAGTAGATGTTTTTATGCTAAATGGAAAGACATAATTTTTGAATTTGCATATAAGCGTGACAGGGATTATTTTATTGATAACAGTGATGCGGAATATATAAGTTCATTAGATGCTTATAAGCAGTATCCTAAAGATGGATTCGTTCAAGTTTATCCATCATGCATGATAGGAGCTAATCCAGACAGAAAGAAAAGGATAAAAGAGTGGTATGAGAATAAACGACGTTGAGTTTAATGTAAGTGCTGCTGAAATAGTACAGGAATTAGTCAGTCAATTACGACTTAATAATATTCAGTATATTCAAAGATATAGAGATGTAGGCGAAGATGTGCAGGTATGTTGTCCTTATCATAAAAATGGTATGGAAAGAAGACCTAGTGCAGGTATAAGAAAAAGTGATGGAATGTTTCATTGCTTTGCATGCAACGAAGTACATACATTACCAGAAGTGATATCTTATTGTTTTGGACATGAAGATGATATATTAGGTAAGTTCGGATGGAATTGGTTACTAAAAAATTTCGCAATAATAAAGACGGAGGAGAGAAAAGATGTTGAACTTAATCTTAGACGTGATATTCTTGCCATTAAAGATAAGTTGGTGGATAATAAAAAGAATTTTGTAGCAGAAGAGGAGTTAGATAAATATAGATATATTCATCCATATATGTATGAAAGGAAATTAACAGATGAAATTATTGAGTTATTTGACATTGGTTTTGATAAAGATAGTGAGTGTATCACTTTTCCTGTTAGGAATATTGATGGTGATTGTTTGTTTATTGCCCGTAGGTCAGTTAAGACCAAATTCTTTTCTTACCCACAAGGAGTAGAAAAGCCATTATATGGGTTATATGAATTATATAAACAGCAAGATTCATATAAAGAAATCATTATATGTGAATCAATGATAGATGCATTAACTTGTTGGGTATACGGCAAGCCAGCATTAGCACTTAATGGACTTGGTTGTGATCTACAGTTTAAACAGTTACGAGAACTACCTTGTAGAAAATTAATACTTGCAACTGATATGGATGATGCAGGTAAGAAAGCAAGGGCGCGTATAAAGAAGAATATAAAGAATAAACTCATAACAGAATATACCTGGGATATAGCTATGGCAAAAGATATAAATGACATGACAGAAGAACAATTTTTACATCTAGAAGAATTTATGTAAAAAATACTTGTATTATATAAAATCGTGTTATATAATATTTACAGTAAGAGTGCCGATGGCATATTTTTAACTATAGAACAGGAGGAACAGAATATGTTGTTTACAGAGTTTATGGCAGGAACAGGATGTAAGGATAATGAGTATAATCACAAGGTATACAGAGATTTAGAAGTTATGTATATGAACAGTGATTTAACC